CCTCTAATAGTATAATGTCTATTATAATTATTATTATGACATTAAGTTGTCGATACGGAAGATACGGTAGTACTGGTTTGTACGGGCAGTTATAGCACCGTTACCAGCAGTTGAACCTTCAGCAAATGGGTTCGCAACAATACCGTAGCGTGTTTTGAAACCGATTTTTGGTTGGAAGGTATTTTCACCTACTGCACGAACCATTTGTAATGGTACGTATGGGCAATAGAAAAGACCCGCATCATATGGTGAAGTACCTTTGTAACCCACACATGCAACTTCATATGCACCAGCAGCATCGAAATATGGATCGATGTACACGCGCATTTTACCGTTAAGTACACCGGCAAAAGTTTGTCCAGTGTCATCAGCAGTGATGTTGTTTTGTAGTGCAGGGTTGTAATCAAGTACACCAGCCATTGCAAGAGCAGATGCAACGTCAGATGAACAGATTAACATGTTACCTTTACCACGGCGAGTAGCTTTTGCGATTGCATTAGACTCACGTTCGATTTGGAAAAGAAGTCCTTTAAACTTCTCAACAGACCAACGTCCATCGGCATCTGCATCTAAGTCAAAAATACCTGTGGTTGTTTGATTCTGGGCACCAAGTACAGCAGAAGCATAAACTGTGCGGATAACCTCGCGGTTAATCTCAGTCATGATTTCTGTTGACAAGATGTTTGAGAGTTCGGACTCTGCATCAAGACCGTGTACTGCTTTTAAGTCTTGTGCAAGTTCCATTGTGTATTCTGCTTTGAGGGCACGTGACTTTGCGGTCACAGTGATTCTCTCAATTGAGAATGCCATTTGGTTGAAATGTCCACCAGTACCCATTGGGTTTGATGCACCTGAACCTAATGTTTCAAGATTGGCAGTTGAACCACCAGCACCTGATGCAAAAGTTCCACCAGTTTCGTCAAGAGCGCCAGAGGCGATGACTGCACCAGCAAATGGGTCAGTGTCTGCATGTGAACCTGTTGCAGAATGGGCGGTATCAGCTTCATTGAAAAATGATTCTGTACCAGATTGGTTGTCATAACGTGAACGCATCGCAAAGATAAGTCCAGTTGGTCCTGACATTGGTTGTACTCCAAGTACATCGTAGGCCATTAAATTCGGCATTGCACGGCGAACTAGCGAGATAAGAACTGGGTCCATACCTGCAATTTCACCTTCTCCCGCTGTTGGTGACATTCCTGCACCAACAACATTAACCTCGTTCAGCATGGCATGCTCTTCACGTGCCGCTTTCTCTTGGTTTTCAAGGAGCATAGCAGTTACCGCTTTTTTGTAAGAGTCCTTGATCTCTGGAAGATCTGGGTGCTCAATCACTGGCTTCCACTTCTCCTGTAATTGATCTGACAAATGCATTTCTGTATACATCATAGTCTCCTTTTAAGTTTACTTTCTGATTTAATTTAAGTTAGATAACTTCAATATTTATTTATAATATTTTATTTTTTAGCAAATCGTGACAATGTGTTTGCATAGAAATCCATCGCACTAGTTACAGTTTGTTTGGAAGCTTCCTCTTGAATAACAACAGGAGAATCTTCTACCGCAGTTTCAGTTTCACTTTCATCAAGAATTTCACTTGCAACTTCTGCACCATCTTGTGGGAAATAGTTTTCCCTAATGATGTTTAGTTTGTCAGTATAATCCTCAGTAGAAACAAACTCTACACCTTCACTCAACGAACGAACTTTTTCCTTTTGGGTTAAAGTTAATTCTTCAGTTACTGAATTAAGTGCAATCTCTTTCGTAGATTCTTCGAGTCTACGAGAAAGTTTTACATTCTTTTCAATTTCTTCATTAAGTTTAGATTGTGTATCATCCAAATTCTTTACTGACTCAGCATAAAGGTCAACCTTTTCCTCTGGAATGTCAATATAGTTTTCGGTGAATACTGTTTTAAGACCTTTAATGAAACCTTCCATAATTTCAAGTCTTAAACCGTTCTCAACGGCTAGTTTATTTTCTTCTAACCATTCTTTAGCAACATAAGTCAAGTACTCATCAACTTTTTCTGAAATCTCTGAACGAATTTCAACAAGGTTTTCTTCAAGTGTTTCCGCATATTGATCTTCCATGCGGTCTACTTCCTCATTGATTTTGTCAAGAACTGCGGCTTCAAAAATTGTTTGAGCCTTATCTTTGAAGTCTTCTGTTAAATCTTGACCAGAAAGCATCGCATCGATGTGTTCTTTTACATCAATATCTTCCTTTGCCACTTTCTTACCTTTTTTCCAGCCTTCTTTTTTGGGTGGGAATGGTTTATCATCCTCATCCTCATCTTCCTCGTCATCGGCATCATCATCTTCGTCATCATCTGATTCAGATTTTGATTTTGCCTCTTCGAGATCGTCTTCGGCTAGAACTTCTTCAGTTGTAACACTGTCAGTTTCTGTAATTTCTTCAACTGCCTCTTCGACCACATCGTTAGTAGTTTCTTCAGCGACAGTTTCTTCAACAACAGATTCTGTTTCTTGAATTTCTAAATCTTTATCTGCCATTTTTGGTCTCCTATAAGGTTACTTATTTTTACCTGTAATCTGGTATAATCATATTTATTTATAATATTATAAACTTGACAAGAAATTTTTAAATAAATTAATCTTTACTTCTTCAAGTTGTTTACTTTTCGCTTCTTTCAATTCCTTCGCATAGGAGTCGATAGCAGCTTCACGAATAATACCGTTATCCCAAATCCATTCTTTATTTTCCATAATACCATTTACAAAGGCATCTGGTGCAGATGGATCTGCAACGATATCCGCTGCGGTTGCAAGATAAAAATCACCCTGTACCACATTTGCATCACCTGTTTTTTTCACTGTACCCATTCCGCGAGATGATACACCAAGTTGTGCCCCTTCACTAATAAGGTTTTTAACAATCGCACCATATGGTGTCTCAGTCATAATTTTTGCCTTACCAATGAAATTATCACCTTCTAGTTTGAGATCCTTAATCATATGGGATACTCTTTCTAGGTTGATTGTTGGTCCGTCTGGATGTCCTAATTCACCAAACGCTCGGTTCTTATTAATATAACTCTCTGTATATCTGTTTACTTCTTGTTGTAAAACTTCTGTTGGATATACTCTATTATTTCTATTTTTAACATTGGATTGTAAAAAAACGCCTTCAATGTAAAGACCTTTTCCATTTTTTTCTTCTACAATGTTAATATCTTCTACGATTTCGGTAATGAGTTTCATAGTCCTGTCCTCTTTACGTTAGAGCGTGCTCTTTTTGTATTTGCAATAGATACTTTTCCGGCACGTTTTCTAGCTGATTTTTTATTCCTGATACTCATCTTAACTGCATCACCAGCACCAATTTTAACTTCGCGTTTATCTTTTACCGTATATCCCGGCCTGTCAGAGACATATTTAATTTTTCGCTTGCCGTTGCGGATCACAACCTTGCGTTTGATTGCTTCGTCTAAGTCGTTTTCTAAATAGTCTCCAAAAGATAACATATTACTCTTCCGTTTCTAAAGTTTCTGGTTCAACATCTTGAAAAATCGATGCAGCAAAAATTCTTTTATGATCTTCAATTTCAGCTGCAATCTTTTGATTTAACATTGATGTAATATCATCCTTAGCATCTGATACGTTGCCTAATACAATGTTATCAACGATATCTGTATTAGTAGTATTTATATTTTCTTCCTGTTCACTCATAATTCACTCCTAAAATTCAAATTGACTCTGAGAATTGTCTTGTTCTCCACCGTCATCACTATCATCCCCATCAGTTTCTTGTGGTTCAGGTTCGGCAGTCTCTGCCTCTTTCTTTAATTGTTTTTCCATGTCATTGATTTCTTCGTCATTCATTTTTAGTATGTTTCGTTTAACCCATTCTTCCGAATAGTATTTGCCAATCATACCTTCCATTTCGCCAATCAATGTAATTTTATCTCTTAACATTTCAGTATTTTTAACATCTGTATAATAAGAATCTTGAGTGTAATCTAAGATTAAATCTTCACTCATATTTTACCATTCATCTGGTGTTATAACACCTTTCAAAATAAGTTGTTTTCTCATCAAGTCTAAAAATAGATTACTGAATGTATTTCTTAGTCTTACGATAAACCTATTAAATTTATATTCATCTCTAGATATTTCTGTCGCTCTACCAAGTTGAATACTATTTTCTGGTTCAAGTCTTGATATAG